CACTGATGGAAGATTACTGCGGAATGTGTAGAAAGACATGCATCAAATCAGCAAAAGAATTAGTTGAAATGGGTTTGATCACTCATGAAATTATTGATGGAATTTCGGTTTATGGAGTTGTTTTCGAAGATGACTTAGATAATGAGAAATTGAATAACGCATACAAGAAAGAAAAGAAAATAGCTGAATCTGGTTTTAATGAAGAAAATCAAGAAAATAATACTAGTGTAAATTCTACACTAGATGAGGTTCAAGAAATTTCTACTAGTGGAAATATTACACTAGCAAAAGGGGTTACTAGTGTAAATTTTACACCAGAGGGTAGTGTAAATTCTGCACAGAACATAGATGGTCTTCTTTCAAAGAGAAAGTCAGCTATATATAGAGGGCTAAATGCTGGCTTTTTAGATAAGATTTATTTTGATTTTGAGACTAAGAACTTTGTAAATACTGAAGAGCTAAATAAGTATGTTGTAGATGAGTATTTACAGAGAATTCATCACTTTAATATTGATCCACAAGACGTATACGACAAAGCTTGTAAGAACATTGTTGAGAGAGTGAATACACGTAATGAAGTGAAAAAGGCAGGGGTTTGGCTTTTGAGCTTGTTTCGAGATGCGAGTTTCGGAAATGTGTATAAGTATGGAGCTACTAACGCTACTGAGAAGAAGAACTTTGAAACTAATTACGAATTGTTTTGCTCGTTGAAAGATTTTTCAAATATGAGAGTTGATAAGCGTTTTCTCATCGTGAATGGAAAAGAATACAACTTCTACAGCTCACCTGAAATGTTTAAAGAGGCTTTGAGCGTATGAAATTTCCAACTAGAAAGAACATAGAACCAGTTTATTTTGCTTCTGATGCGTTAAATCCGAAAAGACTATACATGAGCCGTGTTCAAGAAGTTATTGCATTGGAGGGCTTAGAAACACCATTTCACGTTGAAGAGTACTGTGTTATCGTCACTGTTCGAAAATCTTGTTGTTATGTGATTGAGCTAAAAGATGAACAATTTACCGATAAGATAGAACTAGCGATTAAACTTTTACTCTCAAAGCAAAAAGACGTACTAGCGAAACTGAGAAGTATTTAAACCCCCCAGTGTTCCGCCAGGCCCCCCTTTTTAAAAAAGGCAGCCAATCAGCCTCAGCCAATCAGCCTAGGCCATAATCTATTTATTGAAGCTTGATAAAAATTTAGCTAACGCACCTAAAACATTTAACCAAGAGTCATGCATTTGCTTATCTTGGTATCTACGTTGATGTTCATGGTTTGAACGGGAAATATCATCTTCTTTGACACCGTTCATTAAATCCAAATAATTACCAAAATCTGTGTAAAATAATTTTTTACTCATAAGGCAATCCGCCGGCCTAAAGCAGGGCGGAGAAGCCGAACTCCTCTCATGAGACTCTCTTATATTTCTCATAAGAGTCTCATAAGTATCTCCCTCGCATATTTTACGAGGGGAAGTTCTGCAACGTATAACGGTAATCCCTGCAACGTATAACGGTAATCCCTGCAACGTATAACGGTAAAACATTATTTTAAAATATAGCCTTCCTTTTTTCACAGCTTTATTCGCTGATGTCACAAATTTATCACAGTGAAGTTTTTTTCTACAAACTTTTTTTGTGAAAAGAATTTAAATTAACTCGTTTACGTTTAAAGAAACAAAAAATACTTTTTGCTTGTATAAAATTTCGCTGCATATTAATATAATGCAAAACAAAAAGGAGAAATTAAAATTAATACGCTAACAGTTAAACTTGACGCCGAGCTTTCAAAAAAGATCAAAATTTACTGCATTGACAAAGACATTAAATTGAAAGACTTCGTTCAACGAGCACTTCAAGAATACTCAGCAAGATGCAAGTAAAAGATTTATTATTAAATCAAAAATGGCGCCTCGAAAACTTATACAAAATAGTTGATAAAGAGGGTGAAAGTAGATTCTTCAAACTGAACAGCTTTCAAAAAGAGATTTACGACAACTTACACACGTGTAATGTAATCTTAAAAGCGAGACAGCTAGGAATATCTACTTTCTGCTGTCTGTATCTTCTTGATGAATGTCTATTCAATAAGAACTTTACAGCGGGCATCATAGCTCACACACGAGAAGACGCAGAGTATCTCTTCAAGCGCGTCAAGTACGCTTACGACAATCTCCCCGCTGTAGAGACTTCAGAAGGCATCATCGACTTAAAAGACACGTTCAAAGCACGTTCTGACAGCGCTAGAGAACTCAGCTTCATCAACGGCTCAATGATACGCGTCGGCACATCTATGCGCTCTGCAACTCTGAATCTCTTACATCTATCTGAGTTTGGAAAAATCTGTGCTCAATACCCATCCAAAGCTCAAGAGATCATTTCGGGTTCTCTCAACACAGTCGCTACAGGTCAAAAAATTATTATAGAATCAACAGCGGAAGGAAGCTCTGGTCACTTCAAAGATATGTGCGTAGATGCTGAAGAACGCTGCAAAATCAAGAAAAAACTTAACGCTACAGAGTACAAATTTTTCTTCTTTCCATGGCACGCAAACTATGAATATCAGCTCCGTGAATCTGTTTACTATACTCCCCGAATGATTGAATATTTCGAAAGCTTGAAAGCAAAGGGCATTCTCTTAAACGAATATCAAAAATCATGGTACGCTCAAAAGTATGCTATTCAAAAAGACGCTATGCTACGTGAGTACCCATCTACATCTACAGAAGCGTTTCAAGCCTCTACAGAATCGCAATATTATACTCGCTACATCAATCAAGCACGTGATGAAGGACGTATTGGAAACTTCCCGTATGATTCTTCAACGCCAGTTCATACAGGATGGGATCTAGGTTACTTTGATTCAATGTCAGTATGGTACTTTCAAGTCATGCCATCAGGAGACATACGTTTTATTGACTTTCACGAGACAAGCGGTCAATCACTAGCTGAAAACATTCGCATAGTTCAATCAAAAAGGTATGTGTACGGCGATCACTTTGTACCACACGATGCTAAAGTACACGAGATGTCTACAGGTCTCACACGTCTAGAGATAGCGTATGACTTAGGTTTAAACATGACAGTTGTAGATAGAGTCGGTGTACAAGACGGTATCGATTTAGTTAAATCATGTTTGGAAAGATCATGGTTTCACGAACCTTTATGCAAAATTGGGATAGACCATATCGCAAACTACTCTCGGGAGTGGAACACCAGCTTAGGAAGACCAGAAGAAAGACCTAGACACGATGAGCATTCTCATTGCGCAGATTCCCTACGCTATAGTATTTTAGCATATAAAAAATACTTCTCAGACACACGTAAAAAAGTAGAAGAACAAAGCTCTATACCAGCAATTTTCGATACAGAGCGTTACCCATTGGGAAGACAACTTTTCTAGTCTGCAATTAATGACAGGGTCTAGCGTTTAGTAATAAGCAGACAATTACAGCTGATAAAAAATCAGTAATACGCTAGATTTTTTTTTGACTACACGATGCTTGTTTATCTACTCTTTAGCTTTAAGTGGTCAAAAGCGACTGTTGAACAGGAATGGAGTAGATTTTTCATTAATAGACAGTTCTTTCTCAAATTTGCTAACTTATAAAAAAAAGTTGGTATGAATGTATAATCTTTCTGAACGGCTACAATCTCGATTTTACAAAAGTGGTGATAAAACAGACGTGTTAGATCGCATGGAACGATCGTACATGAACTATGTCGTTGTCAATCAAGCTTTCCAAGCAGAAGCAGATCTAGACACTAGATTTTATGCAGGGGATCAAACTCTCTGGTTTGAGATTTACGGTAACTCACCGTACTGGGGTCAAAAGCGTTACTATTTCAACATCATCAAACCCGCTGTTGAGATGGTAACGGGCTATCAACGTCAACACAAGAAAAGCTTATCTTGTTCAGCACTCTCAAAAAAAGCAGACGTTGCAAGTCAACAACTTTCAAAATCTCTCATCTGGTCATTTGAGCAAGCTGGCGGTCATGAAGTTATCTCAAAAGCGTTTGACGGTGCGGTTATTCAAGGCCTCTCATTTATCGATCTTGATATCTCTTACGAAAACGATCCAGTAAATGGAGACATCATACTCTCAAACGTACCATACAATTACTATTGGATTGATCCATTCTATAAAAATTTTGACATGTCCGATGCAGAATCGGTATGGCGTCGTCAGGCTCTGACTAAAAGCCAAGTCAAGCGCATGTTCAATTATCAACGTGATGAAGAAGTAGATAAGCTTCAACCAGTTTATCAAAAAGACGGCAAGTTTATCTTTATGCCTGAAAACTACTACATGCGAGATATCGGCCTTTACACCGTCGACGAGTACTATTACAAAAGCTCACGTCAAGCTAAGTTCATCGTTGATGCAAAAACAGGTCAGACAAAAGAGTGGACATCATCGAATCAAGAAGCGTTAGGCGATCTTCTAGGCATTTATCCAGAGCTTGATATCATTGAAATGGATGTCCCAACAGTTGTATATAACATCGTCGTCAATGGGGTAGTTTTCTATTCTGGCCCGCACCCAACAGGCCTAGATTGCTACCCTATGACCCCTTGCTATGGCTTTTACAACCCTGAGTTAACCAACTTTGCGTTACGTCATCAAGGCCTCGTGAGGGGTATGCGCGATTCACAATTCTTGTATAACCGCGTCCTCATCAACACCGCGGATCAGATCGAATCGCAAGTAAACTCAGGTTGGAAGTACAAAGAAAACGCCGTCGTCAATCCTGAAGACCTCAAAAAAGGCGGTAACGGTATCAACGTGAAAGTCGCTAAAAATGCGAACATGTCAGATATCGAGAAGATCCAACCAACCTCCCCGAACCCTGGCCTTGCTGGCTTACAAAACGAACTTAAGAACCTCGTCTATCAAACAGGGCTTGTTAATCAAGAGCTGATGGGAATGGCAAAAGATGATGTACCAGGTATTTTAGCTATGGTGCGTCAGGGTGCTGGGTTAACGATGCTTCAACGCTTATTTGACCAACTTGATACTACTCAAAAGCTTGTCGGGGAGAAGATGCTTTCTTGTTTACAAAACAACTGGAAGATTGGAAAGTATCAAGATGTTGTAGGGGAAGAAATTGACCCCATGATTCAAAACAAAACATTCACTAAGTTTAACATAGTCGTCGATGAAGTCGCTTATACAGACAGCCAAAAACGTCTACAGTTCCAACAGCTGGTTCAACTTGGTCAACTGGGTGTCCCTGTTCCTTCAAAGCTGTATATCGAAAATTCTCCTCTCATCGACAAAAAGCAACTCGTCGACGCTGTAGCAGAACAAGAGATGATGGCTCAAAGAGAAACACAAGTACAGCAACAGCTTCAGACACAAAGACAGATGATCGAAAATGAAAATCTAATGGCGGACGTAAAATCTAAACAATCTCTTGCTGTCGAAAGATTAAATAAAGCTAACCTTGATACGGCGCTTTCTGCAGAACGCATCACACAAGCGCAAGCAAATAAGACTAAAGCGAACCTTGATCTCGTTGAAACGGCCCTTCGCCTTCAAAGCTTAGACCTATCAAACTTAAAAGAGCTTCTTTCGGTTCTAGAGACAATTAAAACAAAAATTGAGCCTGAGCAAGACTTAGGTATTGAAAAAATAAATCAACAAATGTCAAATGTAGTTAGTCAAGTCCCTGGTCTCGCCCAAGGCCAACAACAAATAGGTACATTATGAAAATGTTCGCAGATCATGATGAATACGCCAACATGCCTCAAGACGTAAAACGTATGAAGGTAGGTCGTGCTGGAAGTAGAGGTGGGGACGCAGCTTATGCTATTCCTGACGATACTTTCGAAGAAGCCGATAAAATTGTTGCTTACTCATCTAATCAGATCAAAAAATATGGTACTTCTCAGAAGTAACCAACGTTCTATACCTAGTCTATTTACTTCCTTTTAGCCTAGGTATAGACTTTATGAAACTCATCTTTGAAACATTTATCGACAGATTACCAAAAGCTTGGAAAGTTCAGAGATCTCGATTCATATTCTACAACATCAACCAAAAGTACATCGACGACGTGAAGAGCCTTGTAATTCAACGCTTTCCTTTTCCTCCCACTGAAAAACCAATAAGACTCGATTTCGTGCATACATTACCCTATCCGCAAACCATATTGAAAAAGGTTTTGAAAAACAAACTCAACGAGACTTTATTCCATACCAAAAGACCTGACACAACGAACCTGAACAAACAGATGGAAGATATCTTAACTGGGATTATCTACATAGATGACAAACAAGTCATTGAAATATGTGGTAAAAAAGAGTACGGTTTAGAGGTAGGTACAAAAATAAAAGTTTATGAAAGAAGTTGATGAGCTTGTAAAACAACTATACATCTACGCAGATGATCCGAAAAATCTAATTGTTCGTGAATTCATAGCAGAGCAAAAGATGTCTCAAAACAAGTTTACAACGCTTCTAACACGTCATTCCAATCTACTTGAAGCTTATCACTATGCAAGACTAAAGATAGGCATTCGTAGAGAAAAAAAAGCCTTAGAGAACGAAATCAACGCCTCTGTCTATAAAGATACACAGCCGCTATATGACGATGATCTTAAAGCTTGGGAGATAGAAAAGAAAAAAGGTTCTATCTCGATTGATGATGGGCTAAAAAAACTAGAAATCATCTACGCAAAGGCTTTACATGATACTTCAACTCAATCCGATCATATCGATGGTGACTCCTAAAGGTCACGGATACGCAAACTTTATCATAGACACAGGTGAAGAGGGTGACGTCTATTGGGTTGTATTCTTAGACAACGCAGAAATCTGGACATTCAGAAATCGTGAAGTCACACTTAGTAAAAATGTTACTATAGGTCGTGTGTAGATAGAAAGTAGTCAAATCGTTATTTTGTTTTTAACAAGGTGTTTTGATGTTTAGCTACGGCAATAACAAACCCCTACTCGTGGTAGACAACATCAAGACATTTTATACTAAGATATCGAAAGATAAAGATGGATGGATATCGTTTTTGATCTACTGTCCCATACTGTTTGAACTCGTAGAGATAAAGACTATCGAGAAAACAATTTTCAAAGCTTGGTATAATGGAAGAGCTTGGGAAGGGTATAAGTTCAAGAAACAAATACCCGTAATCAAATGGCGAAGGATCAAGGAGCGTTAATATGCAAGGTTACATGGATAAACTAAAAGAGTCTTTGGGTATGCGGAATAAAGGGAAAAAAAAAGTTTCCCTCAAAGCGAGGGCTGATGAATCTAAAGGCATGGAAAAGAAACTTAAGAAAAAAGCTTTCTCTAGTGTGGCATCGATGGATAAAGGGTCTAAAAAACTTTCTGGACTAAGTAAAGAACACGCAAAAGAATACGCCAAATACTCCCCAGCACAACTCAAAAAACACATGAAAGGGGAAAAAATGCTCCTCGGTATCAAAATCATGGCTAAGAAGAAGTAGTATGGAGAAGTGGATTCAAAAAGCACTCAACCCGAAATCTAAAGGTAAACTCCATAAAGCTTTAAAAGTACCGATGGAGAAAAAAATCCCTGTAGCTAAATTAAAATCAGCTGCCAAAAAAGGCGGTAAGATTGGGAAAAGAGCAAACCTTGCACTTACTCTCAGGAGTTTTAAACGTGGCAAATAAGTCGCCCAAACCTACTAACCCAGCTTTATATGCACGTGTAAAAGCAGAAGCCAAAAAGAAGTTTAAAGTATACCCGTCAGCTTATGCTAATGCTTGGCTTGTAAAAACATATAAAGCTCGGGGAGGTGGTTATGAGCCTTAAAAAATGGTTCGCTGAGAAGTGGGTAAACATCGGAAAGAAGAAAGATGGATCATTCGCCCCTTGTGGTAGACCAAAAGCGAAATTAGCCTCTAAAGGCTATCCCAAATGCGTTCCTGCATCAAAAGCAGCATCTATGACACCTTCTGAAATAAAATCAGCTGTAGCACGTAAAAGGGCTAAAAAACAGGGAATTAAAGGTAAACCTACGATGGTTAAAACTTATGCACCTAATCGCTCTAAACCATCACGCTAATATCTTTGGAGAACCACTATGGCAAAAACACCAGCTTGGCAAAGGAAGGAAGGTAAATCAAAATCTGGAGGTCTCAATCCAAAGGGAATCGCATCTTACCGCAGAGAAAATCCAGGCTCTAAGCTTAGCATGGCTGTAACAGAGAAAGACCCAGGGCCAAAAAGAAAAGCTCGTAGAAAATCGTATTGTGCAAGATCCGCAGGACAAATGAAGATGTTTCCAGAAGCAGCAGCTAATCCTAAATCAAGACTCAGACTTGCTCGAAAGAAGTGGCGTTGTTAATAAAAAGAGAGGCCGTAAAGCCTCCCCGAAAATTTGCAAACTACTAGTTAAATTTTTTCTAATAATTTGATGTCGACCTTTTGATCGACAAACATAATGTATCCAAAAACTAAAAAAAATAAAATGTAAAAAATGATCTCTAGTGCCTTTTTTGGATGATAACTCAGATAAACTCCCAAACTGAACATTTTAAATAATAAGTTTAACCTTAGATGTAGCATCTCTTTTAGGTTGCGTCAAGTCTTCTGTTTTTTTCCCTGGTGCGTCCCAATTTATTAGCGTACCATTTTGCATAGCTGTGATCGCAGCCATATAAGGCTCTACCCATTCAGGCTTGAATAGATCCCAATTTTTTTTGAAATAAACCGTATCCTCTTGTTTTGGCAAGCTGTAGATAAAGTAAAGACAGTCTTTCTGGTTATCATAATAGTAAAGATCTTGGCTCCAATCGGGTTCTGGTTTTGTAGATCTAACAAAATACCGAGTTTTGATAACGTTGGTATTGGTGTAGTCGTTTTTACTTATTACCATGATGTAATAACCTTGGGGGTCATAGTTACGATGTTCAGCAATTATCTTATCCATCATTTTTTGATGATTCTTCTTCTTCTCATCTACTATTTCTTGTACTTGCAACCGTTCTTGAGTCGAGTAAGCATCTGCTGATAGTTCAGAAATATTGATTGTTTTGGTGTTTTTTCTACCCTCTGCAAGATCAATTTCTTTCATAAAATCCTTTTTATCTAAAAACTTATATAACAAAAAATTGACATTAACAGAATCGAAAATCTATCTTGATAGTATACGGCTAGGCGCATCCTAGAAATTATCGGCAGTTAAATTCCAATCGCCAAGGAACAGCTCATGAATGACGAACAACCAATTGATGTGTTAGAACAAGAGGTATCACATCAGCCTCAAGAAGTTCAAGAGCCTACGCAAGAGGCTCAAGTTCAAGAATCTAAACAGGATCGGAACTGGAGAGAAATGCGTAAAAAGCTCGAATACTACGAGCAAAGATTAGAAGACTTTGAAAAAAGACAGCCCTCAGCCCCTCAGCATCAGCCTCAGCAAGAAGAAGAGGAGTTATCATTAGCAGACGATGACATCGTTACAGCGAAGGACGTTAAGAAGCTCGCAAAGAAAATGGCTAAAGAACTCTACCAGCAAGAAAGAATGCGGTTTGAAGCGGAGACGGCAGAAGACAGGCTTAGATCAAAATATTCTGATTTTGACGATGTAGTAAGCGAGGAAAACGTTAGAAAACTCATAAAAGATGAACCAGAATTAGCGAAAGTCTTAAGAGCTACTAGCGATCCTTATGCGAAAGGAGTTGCAGCGTACAGGTATATCCGCACGATGGAAAGGGCAAATCCAGAACAGGTGGATAAACAAACCATACGGCAAAACCTTCAGAAACCGAGAACAACCTCCTCTATAAAAGAAAGTGGACTTGATCACGCAGAGGAATTTGCATCGGGAAGAATGACGACAGAAATGCGTCAGAAATTGTATGAGGAAATGCGAGCATCTCAAGGACGTCGCTAACCAATAAAGGTTAGATATGTCTATTACAACAACATCTACTCTGCCTCCACAGGTTCTTCTATCATTTTCGATGAAATTGCTCAGTACTCCTGTGCCTTATTTCATCCATACAATCGGTGCGGATTATAGAACCATGCCGGCAAATGGTGGAACAACTCTGAGGATGACCAGATATAATCCATTGGCAGCAGCACTTGTGCCAATCGGTAATTCGGGACAAACTCCCCCAGCTCAACAATTAACCGCTGTAAACATTGATGCGGTCGTTGGTTTCTATGGAACTTACGTAGAATTAAATGAGCAAACTACACTGCAAAGACAAGATCCCGTCCTTAACGCAGCTGCGGAAAGGCTGGGAGTCAGCTTGAGACAAACAGAGGATGAACTCACAAGAGATCGTCTTCTTTCTACTATGTCACAGGTAAACTGTACTGGTGGATCAAACGGTGATAACCCCACTGAACTTACATTCTCTGATGTAGTGAATGTAGTTAGACAACTTCGTAGCAACAATGCTTACGAGTTTATGGACGGTATCATCGGGGAAAACCGTTTTGGAACTTCACCAACAAGAGATGCGTACTTAGCGATGGGTTCGACTCAATTGCAAGGTCAGTTCGAAAACATTTCCCAATTTACCTACAAATGGAACTACCCATCCATACAATCCACTATGCCATCTGAATATGGCGCAATTGCTAACGTTCGCTTCTTGCTCTCCTCAATTGGAGCCAAGTTGCCTAACGCTTCTGCAAACGGTGCGGATGTGTATCCACTAATTGTAATCGGTAGAGAATCCTACTGTATCGTTGAACAAGATCGTTATAGCTCTTCGTTCATCTATAGACCACCAATCTTCTCTTCACCACTAGCGCTCAACGCAACAGTGGGTTGGAAGATGGCCTATGCTGGTGTTATCACCAACGATGCCTGGGTGTTCCTACTTAACTCAACGCTTTCATAAGGAGATAGAATATGGCAGTATATGGCAGCTTTACCTCCGATGGCGTATCCCAACTATTGGATATCGTAGCGGGAGCAAAATATCTAAAACTAACAAACACAAGTGCTGTAGGACAATTTGAGTGGTATGAAGGCTATGCAGCTGATACCGCTACAAACGTCGCTACAGGTGCTGCAATTGCATCAGGTGGAGTGACAGCGTTCCTTTCCTCTGAAAGCAATTTTGCAGCTCAAAAAAGCATGAGTGCACCATTTTCTGCATCTGCAGGATTTGGCCAAACAACAATTACTGTAACGGGTCATGGCTATCTTGCTGGTGATATCATTAAGATCACCAACACAACTAGCATGAGACAAATTGCAGGGATGTATTTCCAGGTAGCAATTGTAGTTGATGCAAACAACTTCAAGATCAATTTGGATTCATCTGGGTTTGCTTCACAAGCGACAGCAGGAGTTTGTCAAAAACTCATTGTTCCGCAACTGTGGCAACCAAGACAAAAATACATTGTAGCTATCACAACAGGTGCTACTACAACGATTAAAACATCTGTGGATCACGGTTATTCCGTTGGTCAGTTGGTAACTCTTCAAGTCCCAAGCGATTTTGGAACAGTACAATTGAATGGTCTCAGAGGAAGAATTACTTCTGTACCAGCAGCTGATGAATTTGTGGTTGATATTAACTCATCCGCAGCAACAGCTTTCGCATTCCCAGCATCTGGTGCAGTGCCGTTTAGCTTTGCTCAAGTTGAGCCAGCAGGATCACAAACTACTTTAGCCCAAGGAAACGTAACTCCAGGAGCATCCGTTAACGATGGTGTTCGTGGATTAGCTCTAGGGGCAAACGTAATTGGTTCATCTGGAGATGAATTTTACTGGTATGCATTGACTTAAAAACACTAGGGGGTGGGTAACTGCCCCCTTTAACTTAAAAAGGAGAACTTATGACAGTCTCGGCAATCGTTCATAAAGAACACGATATCATCGTTAAATCAAACGCTAATCCCTTACCTACCGATGAGAAAAAAAGAAAAGAAGAGCTAAATAAGCGGATGCAAGAGGATTTGAAAAAGTTTCGTTGCCGTTTTATCGATCTTCAAGCACCTATGACTGGCTCTATTCAATACACTCTACAGCTATATCCAAATCAACCTGAGATTAGACAAAAGCTTTTATCGGGGAGAACTTACGAACTTACCAAGATGGAAATTAAACATTTGATGGATAGTAAAATTCCAAAATATGATTATGTATCAGATCCTGTGAGTGGATTACAAGTCCATAAACAAGTAGGATATGAAAAAAGATTCTCTGTAGAGATACTTCCTGAGGGGCTATGAGTGCTACGCTACAACAAATAAGGACAAAAGTTCGAAGGATCACAGCCTTAGACACTCCAGCTAAGCTCAGTGATGCGAACATAGATTTTTACGTTAACACGTTCTATCTCTATGACCTCCCCGAACAAATGAAACTGTTAAACCTCAAAGAGACGTACCAGTTTTATACCGAGCCTTTTGTTGCTAGCTACTCTTTTCCCAAAAATGATTACACGCTTGTAGAGCCATTGATTCAAGTTAATGGCTATGAAACTCAATGGTTCCAAGATCCTCTCATCTTTAACCGCACGTTTCCAACTCTTGACGTAACGCAACGTATCGGAACAGGTAGCGGAATATCAGGACCATTCACGGCAACTCTTGGAACTAGCCCAGTACTTGCAGGGTATACAAATGGTGTTGGTACCATTATTTCAAACGTGATCGTCGCCTCAATAGACATCAACGGCGATCCAATTGTTTTAAGAGATAATGGCCAAGGGTTTTTCTTGGACTCAAATGGTGCAGTTGTCCCCTTTTGCACAATCGATTACTTAACAGGTGTTATCGGTATAGTTTTCCCAATCGGAATTCTAAGCGGTGCAGACGTGAATTGCACGTACTACAGTTATAGCGCAACTCGCCCCACATCGGTTTTATTTTTCGAAGATACATTCACCTTCAGACCGATCCCAGACCGTGCGTATATCGTAAATATGAACGTCTACAAGAAACCTACAGCTTTAACAAATCCGACAGATCAGCCCGTATTTGATGCGATGTGGCAACTTCTGGCATTTGGTGCCGCTCAAAAGATCTTCATTGATACAGGAAAGCTAGACCAAGCTCAAGCGTATCAACCCTATCTTGAGGAGCAAATGGATTTAGTAAGGCGTAGAACTCTTAATCAATCGGACGTACAAAGAGTGGCAACCTTGTACTCTGCACAACTTAATGGCCAATTCAGTAACAATAACTACTGGTGGTAAATGTCTACATATACAACAAATATCCCTCTTTCAGCCCAGAAAATTAAAAACACCACATCTTTGATTCGAGCGAACTTCGACAATCTTGCAGCTGGATTATCCAATGACCATGCAAACATCAATGACCCCACATCGGGAACAAGACTGACACATGACAAGGTTAGGTTAAATAAACAAGCTTTAGACCCTTCTACCACATCTACTCAAGTAGCTTTGTATAGTAAAGATGTACCTGCAAGTTCTGTTAATTATCCTGAGCTATTCTTTAGACGTGTTAGTAACGGATCAGCTATACAGATGACTACAGGAGGTTTAACTCCGCAATTAGGTGGTGATTATTTAGCTCCTCCCTTCCTAACAGATTCAAGTGGTTATACTTTTTTACCTGGTGGTCTAGTTTACTATTGGGGAATTACTACAACAGGATTTACTAACAACGCTCCAGTTCAGCTACCCCAAATAACTAATAGAGTTATAAAAAAAATATATTCATTAACTTTACAACCCTATGTGATTCCAGGTAACTCCAATTTTTTAACAAGATTTATTTTTGTTAATCAGTTAAATGTAACAAGCGGATCTCCACCTGTACCTTTAATTCCAGCACAATTCAGATGTTTTCATGCAAAACTTGATGGAACAGCATCAGCAGATGAAGCAACCATATTTCAAGCAATCGTTGAGTTAGATTCATGAGTGTAAATAACCTTGTTATCTCAGATTTTGCTACAGGCTTTCAAACGAACATAGCACCAGCAAAACTATCAAACGATGCATTCCCAACTATTGAAGATGCTCTTATTTGGCGTAATCGTTTGAAGCAAAAAGACGGGGTTAAATTAATCGGTAGATTAAGACGTGAAATAACTGTCACTTTAGGGTCTACTGATGGCTCAGGAGCGTTTAGCGGTAACATCGTAACAATCGGATCATTACAAACAACATCTAGCTTTGAGGATACTTCTTTTAGCATCGTAATAGGTGCTTCAACACTTACTGATAATGGTCTAGGTGTTTTATCTGGTGGTGGAGCAACAGGAACAATCAATTACGCCACTGGGGCTATAACAATCGCTTCAGCTCCATTAACAACGTCCATTGTCGCTACATTCGCCTACTTTCCTGGTTTACCTGTGATGGGTTTACCAAACTTTGATACCACACAATTAAACGTTGAAGAGAATATTGCGTTTGATACTGTATACGCCTACAAGTTTTTAAACACCCAATACGAGGACGCAAGCTTTTATAAAAGTACAGCGACACCACAACCACCTGTTACATGGTCAGGAGGAAATTACCAACAATTTGATTCCTTCAACTATCGTAACGTCCTTTGGGCTACAAACAATGTTCCTGGAAATCATGTTTTATCCGTTACTGTTGTTGCAAATACGCCACCAGTTGTATTTCCTACGGTAACTACCTCAGCAGCTCACGGTTTATCAAACGGGATGGTTGTATCGTTTATTTCATCAACTATCGTTCCAAATATAATTGGATATCCATTTGAGATATCAAATGTTACTGCAACTACATTCGATATTAGTCCAGCTACAGCCCCAGGCCCAGCCGTAGGTGATGGAATCATGGTTGTTGGTGGATCTACATTAGCTTCAGGTGATGGAATTCGATGGTATGATGGAACAGGTTTTGCAAACTTTCAACCACCTTTAAACCTAGGTGCAAACCCAGCATTAGCAGATATTGTTTATCTGAGAGGTGCTTTAGTAGGTTGTGTATTTAAAGACCGCACTATCTTCTTCAATACCGTTGAAGCAAAACAAAATGTTGCAAATGCCAGTGCAACAAGATACCCGCAAAGGGTCCGTTGGTCTCAAAACGGTACACCATTCTGGGGTCAGAATCCCTCGGGCCAAGTTGTAGATCCCTATTCATGGGATGAGACTAAACCAGGTCGGGGTGGATATATTGATGTCCCTACCAATGAGTTTATCACCAGCATAGCGCAAAACAAAGACGTAGTTTTGATCTATTGCGAAAGATCTACATTCCGTCTCGTATACACAGGTAATGAAGTACTTCCGTTTGTATTTCAAAAGATCAATGACCAATTGGGTGTAGAATCAACCTTCTCAACCGTACAATTTGACAAAGAAGCATATGGGTTTGGACAAACAGGTATTCACAAATCTAGTGTAACAGATATCAATAGAATAGATGATAGAATCCCATCTGAAATCTTTAAGATAAGAAATAACGACTTCGGGCCACAAAGGGTTTCAGGTAACATCAACTACTTTGAGGAAATTGTTTACTTTGCCTATCCAGATGTAACAGTGCTTTCCGTTAACAATGAAACTTTCGTTTACCCTAATAGAGTTCTAATCTACAACTACAGAAACGAATCTTTTGCAAAGTATAAAGATACAATTACAGCGTTTGGATATTCGTACCTTACAACCGATCAATCAGTTACATGGGATACGGAAATCACATGGGGAGAAGCGGATTTTGAATGGGGTACTCCTGAACAAATTACAGGCTTTCGCAACTCTGTGGCAGGAAATCAAAAAGGGTACGTATTTGCGTTTCTTCTCGGTTTGAATGCAAATGATCCTCAACTAAACATCACAGCCATAAACAACACTACAGGGGTTCTAACCGTCACAGATCACGGATTTGATGAAGGTGATGCAATTAGAATCACTGGATGTATTGGCACAGCAGGTATCAATGACTTCAATTACATCGTATCCGTCCTCACCAACGACACGATAGCAATCACTCGTGCAGATGGTTCGCCATTAGGTTGGTCAGGAACCTATTTAGGTCTTGGACAGATTACAAAAATCATTGTTCCGAATGTGGTTACAAAAGATTTCAATTACTTCCTTCAATCCCCGATATCCATTCGAATAACTGAGATTGATTTCTATGTAGCACAATCAAGCGGTGGCTCATTTGTTTGTAACATCTACGACAACACCACACTTGGTAATCCGATAAACACAGATACCCTCACTAACCTAGGCACTGTCAGCACTATCAACAATATCAATTACTCGGATAGCAACCTTGTTTCTACATCCCCATCTCAACTGTTGATTGGTAACCAATCTCAAGAATACGTATGGTCGATGTTGCAAAATAGTGTACAAGGTCAATCCTTAAGAATGCAGTTAACCTTAGACACAAGACAAATTGCAAACTACGCCTCAGAAAGCTACGCACAGATGATTATCCAAGCAATAGTGATTCAATTCACTTCAAGTGGTAGGTTGATCCAATGACGGTTAACACTTCAAACTATATACAAGCGTTCTTACCAAACAGCATAGATTTTACTGATGATACAAAACTACTCCCCGACCAACTGACAACCGTTTATAGCTTGATTGCAACCGCTGTTAACCTTCGCCAAATCGGTTTCTACCTGACAGAGGAACAGTTATCAGGCCAACAAGTCTACACTCCAGGCAACCCACAAAGAAACCGTTTTGCATTTAGAAAAACCTTTGAATGTGGAACGTTACCAAATACAGCTACAATATCTATCGCTCATGGAATAGACTTCACCAATACAGATCTGGAATTCTTGAACATATATGGGGCTTCAACACAGCCAACAGTTGGTGCCATACCACTACCCTACGTACAAGCTACTCCTCAAGTTCAACTTGACCTCACGGCAACAAACATCGTTATCACAACATTTGGTAATTATACAGCGTATACAAAAACGCTCGTAACTATCGAATATGTCAAAAATGCGTAAGCTAGTCTAAAAAAAATAAAACTGTCATTGTTATAAATAAAAATTGAGGTCTCATGTCCATCAATACTCAGTTTGGGGACTTAATCAGTCCTACATTCACTTCATCAGGTAGGGGGGGCTTAAGAGAGTTTCTATTAGGCACACCAGAACAATTTGTCCGTACTCCTAGTAGAGAAATGCTCTATGAGCAAATGATTAGAGGATTAACGCAGAACTTACCGCGTGGCTACGATCTTCTAAGCACACTTCTAGGCCCACAATCTGGACTCTATAGCGAATTTGAAGAACCAGCAATCCGCATGTTTCAAGAGCAACTTGTTCCAGAGCTTGCAGGACGCTTTACAGCACGTGGAGAAGGTGGTCAAGGGTCAAGTGCTTACCAACAACAAATGAACGCAGCAGCGAGCCGTTTAGCACAGGATTTAGCAGCTCGTAGAACTGGTATGAGAATGTCAGCTTTGGATCAACTCTTCTCACAAGCAGGACAAGCGATGGCAGCTAGACCATTTGATCTTATACCACGTAGACCAGGTGCTTTGGAAGGTGGTGCTTTAGGTTTGTTACAAGGTCTAGGTCAAGGAGTTAAGAATGCGGATAAAGAAAGCATCAAAAAAATGTTAGGAATGGAATAATATGACCCCAAGCGTTTTAGGAGGCCCACTGGGGCCACAGTTCACACCAACAGGTCGGGGAGGATTCTTTTCTGGAAGCCCTGAGATGTTTGGCAGAATACCAGGTCGAGAAATGCTTTACGGTCAACTTGCTCAAGGTGCTATGGGTTCTTTCCCTGGCGGTTTTGATTTCATAAGTAGATTACTTTCTGGAGATCCTGCACTTTTACAAGAATTGCAAGCACCGACAATTAGGCAATTCAGCGAACAAACAATACCAGGATTAGCCGAATATTTCACAAATAGGTTTGGTGAAGGCGCGCAGGGTTCAAGCGCCTATCAACAACAACTAGCACAAGCAGGTTCTGGACTAGCTCAACAGTTAGCAGGACAAAGAGCAGAGTTAAGACAAACAGGACTTCAATACCTTTTAGGACAAACACAACCAGCCTTAGAACAAAGACCGTTTGATATCGCTCCCCGAACACCTGGCTTTTTAGAAAAGCTACTTTATGGAACTGTTGGCGGTTTAGGAGGTGCTGGAGCAGGCTTTCTAGCTGGTGGACCTGTTGGTGCAGTTGCTGGAGGTTTGAGTGGATTTGGTGCAGGTTATGGAATAGGAGCTAATCAATGAACATTTTAAATTTACCAGCTCCGACAGCAGGAGCAGAGTTTGGACAAGCGTTAGGTCAATTGTTAGGTCAAGGTGCTGGAGTTGGCTTAAACGTCTATACACGTAATAAAGCGATGGATTTCCTAGATCAAACTTTTCCTAAAACCGAAATAATTGAGGGGACAAATGTAAAAGGTCCACAATTTTACAACCAAGCAGATATAGAAAAAGGGCAGAGAGAAGCCCCTTTTTGGATGCGTGGTCAAGTAAGGCAATTAATGGAAGAAAGGAATAGGTCATCTGGCATAGAAATTGAAAACGCAAACATTTATAAAAATTTAGCTTCAGATATACTTAAAGAACAATTTTTATTAGCAGATCCACAAACACAACAGTTATTTGGCGATTTAGCTATTAAGATGTTTTATGAAAGAATACCTATAAACCAAGCAAAAACTTTACTCACTCAGAAAGCAAAAATTTTAGGGGATAGCGGGCAAGGTATTGAAAATTTACCTAATGTTACGTTCAATCCATTCAAAAGACTATATCGAACAGTAACGGGTGTTGATATACCACAAGAGCAACTAATTGAAACAGGTGCAGCTCTTGCTAAGCCATTTGTTGAATTAAAAAATTACAACGGTGCTAGAAGATTACTAGAACCAAAAAATTTACCCTCTGTTGATACTGAAAAAATGCTAGGTTATAAAATAAACCCAGCTGTAACAAACTATTTGTCAGACAATCTAAAAAAAACAAAACCTGAAACATTAGGCAATTTGATTGAAGAAGTATTTAAAATTGATCCCAATACAAATCTAATACTTCTAAGAGAAAAGTTTGTAAATACTGGCAAAGTGAATTTTGCGGATTTTTTAGATGCTGTAAGTAAGTTACAGAATGAACAAAAAATAAAATTAGAAGGTGACCAAATAAGCCAACTTGCAATTGCACAAAAACCAGAGAAAGACATAGTCCGAAAAGTTAAAGAAGCAATAGTCACCATAAAACCGTCAAAACTTATGGTTGGTGTAGGTTCCACGTTTGGGGGTAGAAGATGATGCAATATATAAGATATTTACCAATAATTTTGGAACTTTTTAAAAAAGGGAAAGACGCGAAAGAAGTTCTTCAAAACATTGGTAAATCCGATAAAAAATTGTCGGATCTTAAATACTTATCAGAATTTGGTTCGGATGCATCTAAAACTATACAAGATTTATTTACAGATACCGAAGAAGATCGACAAAAATATCCAAAAAGTATGTTCACTGGTGATTTGGGGTATTATTTAAGAGGCATAGAAGAAAGAAGCAAGAAAGATTACAAAAACGCAATTAAAACCCTTGTAGGTGTCGGATTAACTGGCTATATGCTTTCACCATTGGGGAAAAAATACCCGATTCCAGAGGTTATATTAGAAGATAAAAAAGAACCCCCACAACCTGAACAGACTACAATTGATATTGTTCCACCTGAATTGCCACCTCCCACAGAACAAATGAGAGCAAAAGAAGGCGAAACAATCATACCTCCTCTAAGCCCTAAGCAACAAAAAGCAAAAGAAGAAAAAGAAAGACAGGATCGTGCTTTTGAGAAAAGATTTAAAACAAGGTTGCGGATGGAACCAGAGGCACCTCAAGCACCAAAAGCACCTGAATTACAACCTCAGTTACCTCCACCTCAAGAACGAAGTGTAAAACCAGACGAAGTAATTACACCACCTATCACTCCTCAGATAAGGGGAGCAATAAAAAGGTTTGAAAAAGGGCAGCGTTTACCTCCAGAAATGGCACAAGGCCCAACCTTAAGCCAAGAAGAAAGACAGCCATTAGCAATCAGCCCTCAGCCCTCAGCCCCTCAGCCATCAGCCCCAGAACTAGAAACAAAATCTCAGCCTATTTTGTTTGAAACTGAAACTTATAAACAGATGCAAGGACCTGGAAACACTATTATACAACTTGTACAAAAAGGGTTTAATGAAAAAACAATTGAAAGGTTTGTGGTGTCTAACTTGAAAAAGTATGCCTCAAGATTTGAACTTGAAACTGGCAAAAGTATAAAACAAGAAATTAGGGATTTGATTGCTAATAAAGATAATTTAAAAGCTCCACCAAAACCTAAACAACTTTTCACCAGCAAAGAAGATAAAAAGATCCAAGACGCAGGACTAAAGCCAAAGTTAAAGCCTATGAGAAAAAAACAAGAAATGGGCGACTTTATGAAACAGGTTCAAGAGTCAGCGAGACCGACGGAAAGCTTAACTGCTCCCACAGATAGGCAAGCGTTTATGAATTCTTTGTTAGAACTGCAAAACCTACTTAGAGGTTCATAATGGTAGATCTGAAACCAATACTAGGTAAACTCATAGAACAGCTCCCTTCCGTCATCAATGAGTTATCAGAAGAGGAATTCAAAGTAGTTCAAGATACCCTAAATCTTGCACGTGAAAGATTCTCTGAGGAATTGGTTTCAGAAGAAGATCGTGTACCTAAAGGTGCTGAATTTCTCTATGTTTTGGCAGGTGGAGACCCCAAGGCATTCGCTAAATATGCAAAACAAGTCCCTGATGCAAATATAAACCGATTAGCAACAAATAAAACTGCCCTAGAAAACACTTTAAATAAGCTACAAAGCACTATCCAGATCTCAAAGGGTGAAGAGTCAGGTATACCACAAGCAGGCCTTCAAAGCTCAACTGTATACGGTTTTAAATACAGCCCAAGAAATAAAAGACTGTTTGTAAAGTTTCAAGGGGATGGAGTTTATAAATACGATAATGTGCCACCTTTTATATTTGATTTATTTAGAAAAGGTTCAATACCAGCTAAAACACAAGGTAGTAATAAATATGGTGCCTGGTGGATTTCTAAGGCTCCTAGTCTTGGGAGTACACTAAATGCATTGATTAAAAGAGGTGGATTTCCATATTCTAAAGTTGGTTAATTAAACCTTTGGTGCCAAATGGGTGACTTGGATATAACAAATCGTAGATTTGGAATGTGGACTGTTTTAAAAAAAGAAGAATCATATAAAACCAAACTTGGAAAACATGGTGGTTCAAGATGGTTATGTAAATGTGATTGTGGA